CGAGATAGGAGTCCGTCTCGTGGGCTCGGAGATGTGTATAAGAGACAGGTTCCATACCTGAGTAAATCCATGCGGAGCCAGGGCATAATCCCCATCCCAGGTATAGAAATAGTCATCCAGCGGAACCGTCATACCTTCCAGGTATCTATGGGTATCTCTCACATCTTCGTCCAGCATGGTTCGCCATACCTTTGATACCCTTATCCCTGTATTTCTCTGGTACTGTTCTCCGCCGTCATAAATGGCGGCATTGAAAACCCTTTGATACTCTGACTCCACCAGTAGCTTTAACCCGGTCAAATTATCGGAAGCTACATGGGTTGCCACTCTGTCCTCAAAGGTTTTCCCATCAATCAGGAAATAGATAACGTCTCTCATGCTGTCCACATCTACACTCAGGTCAGCCGTAAGCATTTCACCTGCCGCCGCAATTCCCAGTCGGTAGGCTTGTATCAGAAATGAGAGTATGTCATCTGCAATTTGTTCTTCGTTATCAGCAGAGTAATAACTGGCAGTAGTAAGCACATTGAGTTCGTCAAACGCTTCAATGTAAGAATTAAAAATCTCATTCATGGCAAAAATAAAAGGACTATGAGTTTGTCACTCACAGTCCCATTGGACTCACCAGAGCCGTTGCCCCGGCGTTACTCCTTCATTTTCAGCTTTCGTTTGACTTCTACAATGGCTACCTTACCCTGCTCAATCAGTATTTCCACCCTGCTCCCGTGTTTGAGCAGTGTTTCCATCTGTTCCACCATTTCCTTCGTTATCACTGGGGTCATCTTCATTACCTCCCTCTTTCATAGCTTGCTGTTTCTCAAATAACTCCTGGGCTTTCTTTTCCTGTTCTTCGGCATATTCCACACTCAATGTGTAAGCCAAATCAGAGTCAACAAACAAGCCGCAGTGTTCAAAGGCAAGGCGTGGATGAATTTTCTCATTCTTGAGCATGAGGTCAAGCACCTGTGCCTTTTGGTAAATGTTCTCGTAGTTACGCCTGGTAAAACGGATTTCAATGTTGCAGACCTTCAAATCCATATCTACCAGCGTATGGCAAATGTTTAAAATCAGTCTGAGGAAAACCCTCTCAGACTTTTTAAACATGAGTTCGCTGTCCTTCGCCCTTGCTTCGGCAGCAGACCAGCCATCACGCATGATAACTGCGGAACCTGTATCACTCGTAGAAGAACCGCCGTTACGGTTCGGCATACCGCAAATGGTAAGCACTGTCTGATACATATGGTCTACCAGAGTTTGCGTTTCACTCTGGTTTAGATTGCTAATTAGGTAGTCAATCTCCGCTTTCATCTGCGGGTCAATATCCCGGAACTTAATTGCCCCTTCCTCACGCAACTTTTGATAATCCTCAGAGGAAATATCCACGTTATGGAAAAGCATAAGAGCCTGGACAAACTGCTCAACTCCATCCAGCCTGTTACTGTCTGTCAGGTTGATAGCGTCCAGTAGGGGAATAACCAACTCAAATGCGCCGATACGGGCAATATTCAACGGATATTCGATAATCGGAATATCCCCCAGAATGTGCGTATCATGTGCGACAATCTGAGTGTCCACGATTTCAAAATACTCGTGGTCGGAATAGCAACTGTAATGCACCAGCCCGTTTTCGTCCACCACATATTTCACACCCAGAATGGGTTTATTTCCCAGCCCGTTGTGATACACCACAAAAGCGTTTCTGGGGTCAAGGGTATAAATCTCAAACGGAGCGTCATCTTCCTCACCCGCTTCATCAGGCAGAACCATTCGGAAGGAAGTTCCGCAGATATGAAACCAGTCAGCCAGCTCCTTATCCTTTGCAGGCTTTTCTTCTGCAAAAACAAACTCGTTAAGCTGATTGATTGCTTCTGCCAGATTATCACCGTTACCACGGGAGACATACTGTAGCGGTTCTCCCATCAGGTAGCCCGATTTAAAAGAGACAATCTCATTAGCCCGGTTCTCCACAATATGATTGCAGATTTCAGGTCTTACCTCTTTCTGGCGGTTGAGAATGGGCTGTATGCCCCTGTAATACCAATAGAGATAATCAATCTCAGAGCGGTTTTTCCAGTGATAAGGAAGTGCTTTTTGCAGGATAGTAAGCACATTGTTCATGGTTACTTCTGTTTCGTCAGTCGTAATCATCATTCTTCCATGCAGTACCATACCCACGTTAATCACCTCCCTCACTGCACAAAATATCTTCTAACATGAGTATATCATCCTCCAATGCTCATTTCAAGGAAAAATTTTAGATAACCATTGAGGGATTAACAGGGACGCTTAAACACCTCAACCTTTGCGCCTACAAGCCCCCTGAGTTCATTTTCCAGCAGAGAAAGGGAGTCAGGAGCGTCATCATGCGGCACTTTACCAGAGCGGGTGTATGTAATTACCTGCTTAATGAAAGCTGCATACTGACTGTTCCTCGCATAAAGAGACGGGTCTTTAAAATAAAAGTTTTTCAGGATGGTATCAGAAGCAAACTCAATTCTTGTCTGCTTGTTGCTGATAGTCCTTTTCGTTCTCACATTGCAGACGTACTCCCGCTTCGTCATAATATCCTGCACGTCCCTTGCAAAGTACGAACCCGCATTATTGGACTCAAAGGTACAGGCAACCACCTTGTTATCCATCAGAGCCTTTGCACATTCTGGCTTCGTCACCTCTGGGGGAGAGTCATCAAACACCACGTCAATGATATACACTTCATCCCCATAGACCGCCGCAATCGGCATAGCGCAATAGTCCTCACCTTTATCCGCAGTATCGCAGACCGCAATGATACTGTCAGGGTCACGGTCAATCGGAAGTTCAAAGAAGCGGTTCAAACTGGCTTCCGGGAAAAGTAATCCCTTCGCTTCAAAAGGTTGCTGCTGAAATTCAGACTCAAACTGTTCAGCCGAAAGCATTTCTCTCTGGTCACGGAAATACTGAGTGGTGAAAACTTTCCTTCCCTCACGCACATACTCAAAGTTGCTTTCATCCGTCACAAGGTCAAGAGCCGGGGTTTCGATAATCTTCATTCGCTTACCCTGCTTACGCATTTCCTCTTGTAACCGCCCGATAGGGTCATACAGAGAATACCGTGTACCGCAAATCACAATGGGCGTTCCTTCGATTGCACGTCCGATAACGTCACCAGAAATAACCTCCCATTTATCATCAAGCCGCTGTCTGTTCTTTGCTTCCTCACGTCCCTCTACACAGTCATCCAGATAAAGCAGGTTCGTTGCTTCGGAAAGACCTACCTGCCTTGCGTCAATGGAACGGCACATTACCGTGGGGAAACGGGATTTATGGAGCAAGTTAATAATCTTCGTATCTGCGTTTGTCTGCACCAACTTACTCTCAGGGAAAATATCATAAAAGTGATAGTCATTGGGGGTGGTCATATATTCCAGGCAACCCAAATAGAACGACTTCACAAGGTCATCACCTGTACCTTCCATCAGGGTAGAGCGGTCAGGAAATTTCCCGGAAAGCATATTGGTAAAGTTGATACCTAACTGAGACTTACCCGCACGTTTCGGCATGGAGATAGAGAGAAAGTCCAGCTTCCCCTCAAGCACTTCCTGATATGCGTCTACATACCGTTTCAGGTAATGACGGCGGGGCTGATAGAACTTCTTATCAAGCGGCTTGCCAAATTCCACTGCCTGCAAGTAATCATCAAAGAAATGCGGCGCACCAAAAAGTAGAGAGCGGAACAAAAGATTGTCGAACTGTTCAGCCGCCAGCATATCTCCATCCGTTACAGACAGACGAATGGCAGCAGATATTTTCTTTCTAAAAGCCTGGTTCCATTTATGAGCCTTTGCAAAATCTTCCTTCTCCATATCCCGGCAGAGGGAAAACATATCCTCATACGGCACTGGGTCAGAAGGAGACTTTCGCACAGCATTTTCAATCTGTGTTTTGATTTTCTTATATTCCATAATATCCTCCTGCAAAAAAATAAGGACTGTCATCAGACAGTCCCATTGGACAAACGGTTGACTTCTCAGCCGTTAATCATTTCATATAGAAAAATGTCATTTTCAAGAGCCAGTTCCTTTGCTTTATCAGTCAGCTTAGAATTGGTCATCACGCCCGCTCTGTTGGCATGGTAATGAGCCTTTGCCGCTACCACCTCCTGCACAGCACTGTTTCCCACTTTGTTCTGGAAGTGCTTACATTGAAATACCCAGCAGTCACCCTTTTTGTCATAAGCTATCAGGTCGGCTCCATAATCCCCGGAAGCAGGGGTGACAGTCACCTTCTTAAATCCTTTCTTTCTCAGATAGTCAGCGCAATACTGCTCAAACTCAAGCCCCGTCATTCCTCTCACGCTATCATTCCATTTTGGATAAAGCATGATGGAATACCTTCCCACCTTCGGCGTTTTCAACTTGAGCAGTTTGCAGAAAACCCACGCCAGAAGAAACAAAGGAATGGTGAAAACATTGAAGCATAGGAAGATGAATGAGTATATTGCTATCCAGCAGACCCAGCACAACAGCTTCATGGTCTTAAAAATCCATCCGAACAAAATCATCCCTCCTTGTAGAGTATTTTTAAAAATCTCTGTAAGTTTTCTTAGATAGACCCTTACTAAGAAAAGTTATACGAAAATCGGATTTTCCTCTACAAAAGTCACTCAGAAAGAGTGTATTCACCATTTCCATCTTTCTCACGGACAACCAACTCATATCCCAGTTTACTCAACATATCGTTCAGTTTCCCAATCGTCATGTTGTTGGTCTTTTTGGGATTGAGTCTGTCCCAGAGTGCAGCCTGAGTAATACCCAGAGCGTTTGCCATTTCTGCATTACTCACGTCCTTCTCTACCATAAGGGTTTTAACCAATTCTTTTGCTGTCATCTGTATACCTCCGTTCTGATAAAAGAATATCACTAAAGTTTTAACTTGTCAAGTTTTACCTTGAACTTTTTTATTTTTGCGGTATTTTTAACCCTCACCCGGCTCGGCTCGGCGGGGGTCGATTTCCCCCGCAGGGGGTGCAGCCGCCAGGGTTCCACCCGGTACGAGAGCCAGCCAGACGAAAAAAAGTTTGTAAAATTTCAAGTTATAACTTGACAATCAAGAAATAACTTGATATACTTTAATCAAGATAAAACTTGATAGCTTGCAAGGCAACAGCCCACGCAAGCCCCACTAAAAAGAAAAGAGGTTAAACCATGTTAAAGACTAACAGCAAACAAGCCCGCTTGAATATTCAAGCCTACATCAAAAACCATTTTGACGGGTGCAGCTATGGAGTTGAAACCCCGGACACCTTCAAGGAATTATCTAAAATAATCCTTGACACATTCAACAGTGAAAAGCCCGCTTGCGGTGGTTATTCCAGAATGACCGAACAACAACGCTTTGAAGAATGGGCGGCGGGGCTGCCCTCCATCCTTGACACTTGCTATTATTACAACCGTTCCGCAGTGGATGACCTGGGCACAATCCTTGAAGAAACCGACAGCGAAAAAGCCCGCTACACAGAACAGCAGGCAGAAACCACGCTGACATATTTAATTTATCGTGAACTTGTGAGGGGGTGCAGATAATGAGGAAGTACGGACAACGTGAAATAAAAGCCCTTGTAAAGAGCGGTGCAGCCGTAGACATTACCAACCACGACAACGCCGCCCGCCAGGAGTTGGAGAGCCGGGAAAAATACCTTGATAAAGTGGGCTATTCCGTGGGCGTGTATGGTTTGAATGGTGGACTACTTCAAGGACACGAAAGCGGCACGTTATACGCCATTACAGCCCGTACAAGTGCATTATTCATTTACTTCTAACCCGTTGCGCCGGGTATAAATAGCCAGTTAGGGCGCAAGCGTTCCCAGGGTGCAAGCCCTGGGAGGTCTGGAAAAAGTGGGATTTCAAACCCGCAGCAATGCCAGTTAATAGCACATTGACAAAATGCACAAATACAGGAGGTTAAACGAAATGACCATTGAAAAGGCTACATATAGTTATAGTAAAGTTTATCAGGCTTGCGAACTGGTAAAGACTTTAAACATTGATTGTAAAAGAAAAGCCGAACATTTCAGCATTGCAAGCCAAATTAAAGAGCCAGCCCCGACAGGCACAAGCCCGCCGGGGCTTTTCTCAGAATGGAGGTTAAAAGAATGTTGAAAAAGACCTGGACAACGCCAGCGGGTGCAGTATATGACCTTTACGCCGATATGCTACAACAACCCCATTTATTAGTAGCAGGGGCAACGGGTAGCGGTAAAAGCGTTGTTATAAATGGCATAATGTACACAGCTTTATTTAAAAGCCCCGCACAAGTGCAATTTATCTTGATAGACCCGAAACGGGTTGAACTGATAGACTATAAACCGTTACCGCATACGCTCAAATATTCCAGTGAACCGGGGGAAATGGTGCAAGCGTTAAATTATGCTATGGAAATAACAGAACGCCGCTATAAAGCCATGCAAGCCCGCCATATAAAAAACTATGACGGCGGGGCGGTCTATATTATCATTGATGAATTAGCTGACTTAATGACCACAGCCCGCCGCCAGGTGCAGCCCGTTTTGCAACGGCTTGCACAAGTAGGCAGAGCGGCAAACGTCCATATTATAGCCGCCACGCAATGCCCGCTTTCCTCTGTTATTCCTACCCCGATAAAAGTAAACTTTGATAGCCGGGTTGCCTTGCGTACCCGTTGCGCCCAGGACAGCCGCAATATTTTAGGTGTTAAAGGTTGCGAACTGCTGCCCAGATATGGCAAGGGGTACTATATGACCCCCGCAGGCTTGCAACTGTATAATATACCCATGTACAGCCCCGATAAAGTAAAAGAAATGTTAGACTATTGGAAAAGGCAGAAAAAGCCCCGTTTAAGATGGTTATAACAGAAAAGCCCCGACAGGCACACAAGCCCGCCGGGGTTTCTTTTTGCCCTCTATACGCTCCACACGTTCCACAGAGCCGCTTTAATTATAGGGCTGATAAAGAGGACAGACACGCTATACTGGCGGCTTGAATTTTCAAACAGCCGCCTATACTGCGCCAAAATATTTTGGTGAAACCTCTCTATACTGCGGCTCAATCTTCGGCAGGAGTTTCTATAGTCTCTGCCGTCTCTGTCTCGTCCGATACCTCTACTATATCGGCGGCTTCAAGATACTTCTGCTTTAAGGCTTCCGTGTCTTTACTGTCTCCCAGAGGATTGTTAGGCGTGAGAACCACTTCGGACTGGTCTTTCATGCCGTCATAGTTCTTCTGCCAGAAAATACCAGTGACGGGGTTTATCTTGCCGTCCTGCATTAAACCCTCTCTATAAAGCCCGCAAATTTGACGAACTTTTTTGATAAAGTCAGTGCGGAGGGGGTTCCCCTTCGTTACATTCTCCCATTCCCACGCTTGTTCTTTAGTAATACCTATAGCAGTATACGCCGCCTGGTTTCCTACTTTCATATCCCATGCAGCGCACATTTCCAGATAGTTATAGAACCGTCTCTCCATTTCGTCCACGTCACTATAGTCAAGCGGTTCCTTCGGAGTAATAGCCAAAATGAAACTAACCATCTTCGCATTATACCCCTTCGGCATTTCTCCCTTCTGTCCCTGCATAATGGGGGAATTACTTCTCGCTTTCTCTAAGTTCTTCGGACTGCTTTCTTTGTACCCCTCTGTCCGTCTGGGCTTTCTGTCTTTGCTGCCCTTCGGTCTCCCCATCTTTACGGGCTTTTCGTTTTCTGCCATTGTTGCTCACATCCTTCCTATACCGGGCTTCTTCTTTCTCTCGTTTCCATCTTTCAACGTAGCTTTCCATGATAAACTCCTTCCTGGGCTACAGGGTTGTAGAGTAAAATCGTATTTTACTATAACTTCTTCTATATACGCGCGTACTAAGAAAACTTATAGGAAAAAGCGAAAATACTCTACTAAACTGCTTTCAAAGCCAACCCATGATATACCGTAACCCCTGCAATAAGATTTTTTTCGTGATACCATTCTGGGTGCGTTGTCAGTTCTGCATTGAATTTCTTCATACTGCAAACATAATACCCGTTGCTTTTACACCAGATTTTATAGTTATCATACAGCGTTTTAGCTTTTGTATACCCTTCGTCTGTACCCTCACACTTTTCTTCAAGGAATTGCAGAACCAGGTCATTGTCCTTCTCATACTGCTTGATAACCTTCTTCATATCGTCACACATTTTCAAACCAAAGCGGCGATACTTGAAATATCCAGTTACCAGCCATGTAAAGATACCCTTCATAGCTTCGGGCGTTTCAAAGTAATCCTTCAAACCCTTGTCCTGTTCTTCGTCTGAGAAGTGGCGGTTGAACTCAATGACTCTCACACGGTCAGAAGCAAACAGGCTTTTGTCCTTTACTGCGGGCAGGTCATTACAGGAAAGCCACATGGTAAACTGGGGCTTGAATGTAATTGCACTCTGATACAGTTCACGGGCGGTAATATCCTCACCACCTGTATACTGCTTTATAGTGGCTTCATCCAGCTTGCCCGCCGTGTCGGACTCCGACATAGTAACCATTCTCTTTCCCTTTAACCGGGCAAGCACAGGGTTTGCAGCTTCGGCGTTCTTCTGTCTCTCATTGCGGCAGATAAGTTCCACAGGAGCCACGGTAGAGTAATCGCCCAGCAGGTGTTGAATAGCGTCCAGCATAGTTGACTTGCCGTTGCGGGTGGTCTTGCCGTGAAGGATGAACATACATTCCTCTTTACCCGTTCCCAGAATAGAATAGCCCAAAGCCCGCTGCAAGTAATCTGCTTTATCTTTATTATCCTGAGTGACTTCCTTTATGAACTGTTCCCATCTGGGGCAGGTGACTTCCTGCATAGTATAATCAAAGTTAGTCTGCATTGTCAGAAAGTCTTTCCAGTCATGCTCCCGGAAAGTCATAGTCTCAAGGTCATAAGTGCCATTCTTACAGTTAATCAGATACGGGTGAGTATCAAACTCAGCGGCGGCAATCGTCATACTGTCAGCAGCGTCCTTCATCATACGGTCACGAAACCGCCTGTCACCCATCTTCGACACAAAGCCCATATACTGCTTGCGCTTTTCTTCGTCAGGAATTTCCCCACAATACAGAGCCATGAGCCGTACAAACTCTTTAATCTTTGAAGATACCAGTAAAGAACCAACGTCTTTCTGCCACCTGCCGCCGTCATAGGTATACCACGATTTAGCTTCTGGGCAGTAACGGGTGTCATTCTGGTAACATTCAGAGAAAAGGTCTGCCATACCTGCTTCATCCCATGAATACCCTGTAGAATTTTCCTGATAAGGGGTTTCTGGGTGAATGGACTTTATGTAAAACATCTTTTTGCTGATTTCCTCAGACGTGATATATCGCCCATTGGAAAGCTGAAACAATTCATCAGCCATTATCATTTCTCCTTTCCCTCTGAAATAAATGAAACCAGTTTCGCCATACACTCAGGGCAGAGGTCATAACTATTTCTGCTCCAATATTTATTATCTAAATCACGGTCAATAAAAATGATAGCGTTAGCCTTACCCTGCTCCTTAAACTCTTTTGAACCGTCATACTGCTCATACAATTTTCCGCAACGGTCACACTTCTTTGCTCGCATATTATTCTCTCCCTTCTTTACAGATTGTTGTACAGGTCATTTCTCGCTTCCTGTAAACACTTTTGCAGTTCTTTACGATTGAGCCGGGACTGGCTGAAAAACTTCAAAGCCGTATTCAGATTTTCCAGAGCGTTTTGCAACATTTGATAATACCCGTCAGCAATTCTTTCATAATCCTCTCTGCCGTTTGTATCCCAGGGTTCCTCACTCCATTCCTCTTTAATATCGTCAAAGAGTTCTTTACAATCTCTCCCCAGCCGTTCTTCAATAATCCTTCCCAGAACTTCTTCCTGGTCTCCAATGACAACCTCTGTAGAGCCGTCATTCAGATAAAGTGTTCTTGTCATACTGTTTACCTCCTATACCGTGTCACGCTTTCCGTGATAGTCTGGATTTCTCTGTCCTTTAACGGCGGCTTACACTGCATTTGATTTACCTTACAGAGTTCGGCGTATATCTGCGCTTTAGTGTACCCGGTATTGTGCAAGGCTCCCGCCAGAGACGTAAGGGAGAGATTTCTGCCGCCAGCCGGGATAGGGGGATATTCAGGAGCAAGAGGTATTTTGCCGTCTGCGGGCTTCTGGTACATAGGAGCATAAATCCGCTGCACCATTGAAGATTTGCCGTTTCCCGTTTTCTCTGTCTCAGGGAAGTATTTCTGCACCACATAGTCAATGGCTTCCTGATTTTCTATAATTTCTGGGAAGATAAGCACCTTCCCGGTCATTATAAAAAATCGTCTCGACTGGTAAATCTCCACGCCTTTCAGATTATTGCGTCCGTGAAATGGTAATTTCCCTTTTAGGAAGATATGTACCCCACGTCCACTTCGGGACTTCTCTGTGTAAGACTGGCAGTGCTGCATAATATCAGCGCAAAGGGGTGTCATCAAGCCGTCATCAAATCCCACGTCAATATCTATCCCTACAAGGTCACTGCCTGCAAATACAAATCCCAAGTGGTCATAAAGCCCATCCTTTACCGCCGCTTCTGCCTGGTCAAAGGTTGCCCAGGTTTCAGGGGCGGTAGAGGAAGCAGCTTTCTTTTCAAAGGCTTTCATAGGGATTTTGGAATTATCCCAGGCACACACCCACTGGGGCAATTTTTTCAATTCATCTGGTATTCTGGTATAATCCATTACCCCACGCTCCTTTACTCTGTGTCGGTGATAAGTTCGCTATACGGCAAATCTTTAATCCAGCCGCAGAAGTCCAGCCATTCATTCAGCTTATGATTTTTCCGACTGTGATAGATATTCCTGAGAACAGCATAGTTAAGCTGTACCGTTCGTCTTTGGTTATATGACGTAGGAAGAAGCTGTATCACCTGCCACCAGTACGCCTTGTCTTTTGTGTCCAGATAGCAGTGACGGGCTTCATTCAGAGCCATAATCACATAATCCAGTGCTTCACTATACATGGGGTCACAGTTCGGAACATTGCCGATATGCTCCATGCTAAAGTCATCATAGGTAAATTCTTTTGCCTGGATTTTGTGCATTGTGGAGCAGGAATTGGCAACCGTACCTACCTTATAGGTGTCAAACTCCTTCCACCAGTAGAGAGGGGCGGTAATGTCAACCGTGACGGTAATCATCCGCATAAACTTCCCGTGGTCATTGCCTGCTGCCCTTAACTTTTTCATAAGAGCCAGGTCGTTTTCACCTATTGCATAGCAGCGATACGGGGTACAGTCATGTTCTTTGGGAACGCATACCCCTTCACGGTCTACAATTCCACATTTACCACAATCCACAGCCGGGTAACTGTCAGATTTTGCCCAAGAGTTCAACGGATTTCTCATACCACGAATAGCCGTTTCCCAGCCGTAAGTTTCTGTATGTTCAAACTTAATCATTCCATACCTGCCTTTCTGCGAACTTTCATGTAGTCCTTATATCCAAGGTCATTCAGTTTTGCCGCCTTATGTAATGCCTGCTTTTTAGTCCCGTAGGTATTCGGGATAGGAGAGGGGTTGCCCACTTCATGGACATAGTAACGGCTACTCCCTCTTTCCTTCGCAATCGTGTATTTCAGTTCCATCTTTTTTAGTTTCCTTTCCAGTTCTTCAAGAATGTAATCGGGATTTACTTTGCTGAGTAATGAATACCAGTCAGAGTGAAAGAACCTCTTTATTTCCTTCACATTACAATCTGCGGTCTCCACAGCAAATCCACCCCGCAGGTCAACATAGTCATCTGCTGCCTGCTTTACGATTGCAATTTTCAGATTTTCAATACCGACTGAGGAGAGTCCCCCCCCGTGACTGCTTTTCCCATTGCTCATACATCACATGGATTTCCTTTCTGCAATCTCAGCCATCTTTGCAGCATTGAGCCGGGTATCTCCGTGGACTCTGCTGTAAGACAGATAGCCGTTCATGCGGTCTATCTTTGTCAAGTTCCTGCTGCCACACTTCGGGCAAACGTCCATTTCCAACTCCTGGTGTCCACAGTCATCACAGTATGCCAGGGAGAGGTTCACACCTTCATAATATCCCAGCTTCATAGCCCGCTTTACCAGCGTTCTTACGGCTTCGATATTGTAATCTACAGGGTATCTCACATACTGGATTTTCCCACCGTTGAACAGGTTCCAGAACCGCCCCTCCAAATCCTGCTTCTGAATAGGGGTAATATCTTCGGTCACATGGCAGTGAAACGAGTTGGACACATACGGGCGGTCAGAAACGTTATGGATAACCCCGTACTTTTTGCGGAACTGCTCAACCTGCAATCCACAAAGGCTTTCGGCAGGCGTACCGTAAATTGCATACAGCCAGCCGTCCTTCTGCTTGAACTCATTCACCTTGTCATTGATATGGTTCATAACTTCCAAGGCAAAGGCTCCGTCCTCTGCAATGGACTTTCCGTTATAAAGTTCCTGCAACTCATTGAGAGCCGTAATACCAAAAGAGGAAGTCATAGGTTTCAGAAGCGGCTTGATTTTATCGGTAGGTTTTAAGTGACCGCCGTAAAAACCTCCCTCACAGTAGGCAATCGGGTTGGTACTGGCTTTCATTTCCCCCAGATATTCATAAGTGCGTTTGTGAATACCTCTAATCATTTCCAGATAGTAGTCAAGCACCTCATAGAAGTCTCTGTTTTCCTCTCGTGCTTTTGCCAGTATCATAGGCAGGTGAAGGGAAACTGCGCCGACATTAAACCGCCCGACATATACAGGCTTGTCATCTTCGTCAGCGGGAGTCATGCCGCCACGTTCAAACCACGGGGAGAGAAAAGCCCTGCACCCCATAGGGTGAACCACTCTGCCATACTTTTTGTACATTTCAGCCACATAACCTTCTCCAGTAAGAGAAAGCCAATCAGGGTACATGGTCTTTGCGCTGCACTGAATACCTGCTTCAAACACGTCCTCATTGATACAGCCCTCACCATGAAGGTTTTCGTCATAAAGGAAAACCAGTTTCGGGAACAGAACGGGCTTCTTATTCCCAGGCTTACCCTGTCCGTTCTTATGCACGTCAAGGAAAGTGATTGCTGCCATTTTTCCGAACGTGTCGGTTGCCAGCCCAAAAGTCATTGTGATAAAGGGGTAATCTCCACGGGAACTGCCAACTGTGTTCAGCTTCATTTCAATTCCCTGGAAACCCTGCTCAAAATCACGGCGTACCTTCTGCATAGCCCAGTCTCGGACTTCCGTAGTAAAAGTCTGCTGATTGCGAATTTCCATATACTCAGCCACATACTTTTTGTAGGACTTCTCAGCATAGGGGGAGAGGATTTTATCAACCTCCGGGACGGTAAAGCCGCCATACTGCTGAGAAGCAGTGGCAAGGATAATATCTCCCATCACATCAAAGGCAGTATCAAGGGTTTTCGGTTCGTTGTACCAAACATTACCCATTTCAAAACCACCCGTCATAATGGAAGCAATATCGCAGAGACAGCAGTTCATGGTGTCCAGACGGGCAGACTGGTCATGGATATAAATATAGCCGTCCTTGCAAGCCTGCAACTCGTCCTGAGTCATAAAGAACTTCCGATACAGACGCTTGTTGAGTTCGTTGAAAATCAAGCAGCGTTTTGTGGCAACCAGGGCAGAGTCCGTATTGGCATTTTCCTTATCTCCGATAAAACGAATAGACTGGCTTTTCTGATATACCTTGTCCATAAGATGAACAAAATCCTTCTTATAGTTACGATAATCCCGATAGGACTTTGCAACTCTCGGTTCCACATCATCCAGAACCTTCTCCACCATATTGTGCATTTCTGTAACGGGTACGGCTCCAAAGAACTTGTCATAAACCATAGCGTTGACTCTTGCCACAATATCCGCATACTGGCTTTCAGTCAGTTCCACCATAGCCCTTGCAGCAGATTTATGAACGGCGTTCACAATTTTCTGCTCATTGTAATCTTCCAGTGTTCCATCCTTCTTAATGACTTTCATACAGTACCACCTTTCCTTTAAAGTTTGCGGTACATCAATCACTCTCTGATTGATAGACCCCGCCCAGTGATAATTAACGTCTTTCAGTTCTTCCTCAAAGCGTCCATCCACCAGAACGTCCACATACTTCATAACGGTAGGAAGATATTTGTTTGCCATAATTTCATCCCAAGTGTACCCCGTATAAACCCAGATTGTCTTTTTCGGGAACCGCTGCTTAATATCCTTCATCAGAAGGTATACACAGGCACGATTAGAAGGGTGTAGCGGGTCTCCACCAGAAAATGTTATCCCTGCAATATACGGTTTCTTGAGAGCATTGAAGATTTCCTTCCTTTCACGCTTCCCAAATACCAAACCGTCATCAGGGTTCCAAGTGACGGGATTTTGACAGCCCTTACAGTGGTGTTCACACCCTGATACCCAGAGAACTACTCTCAGTCCGTCACCGTTATTCATATCATCATGGGTGATATTGTGATATTTCATCACACATCACCTTCTGCCCTATGAAGGGAATGTTGAGTGTCAAAGCCCTCTGGGTAACGGGCTTTCAGCTTATCAATGTTAAGCTGCATAACATCATCCATCCCAAAGTCCAGTGTTTCACACGCTTCTGCAATCATCCACAGGCAGTCACCAAGTTCTTTCTTGATATGCTTCTTGTCAAACGGGTGTCCCTGGTACACCTTCTGTAAAATTCCTGCAACCTCCCCAGCTTCGGAAGTCAGACCAAAAACAGCATGGTTCAAACGGTCATCCTTCTTATCATAGGGAATACTGCAAGTTCTCATTGCCAACTTCTGATATTCATTTCCAGTCATGGTTTTACCCTCCCTTAATCACTGTGAGTAACAGAAAATCCATATTCAGGCAGGAAGTTGATTTCATAATGGTACTTATCTACTTCCGCACCAGAAATATCTTCCACCACATACAGCGTATATTCATTCAGATAAACAAAGTGCTTTTGGTAGATACCGTCATCAACCTCACAAATAATTTCCAGTTCATTTGTACTGTTATTGCTGAGTGAGAATGTGCCAATCATTTCAAGCAATACCGTATCAGTGCGGGCATTGATAACGGTCAGCTTTCGGGTTACGTTGAAGTTATTAGCTTCCTTGCTGATATTGTAGGAAACCTGGTCTGACTCAGTGCAGCCCGTCAGCATACACATTCCCAGAACCATAGCCATGAGCAGAGCAACAAATTTCTTCATAGAAAATTTCCTCCTTAAACTTTAAGAATTTTAGCCGCTACCATATCGGCAGTATGCGTGTAAAGTACGTTGGGGTATTGCTCAATCGCCGCTCCGTAAGCATTCCAATTCTCTTTACTGTCATAGGCTCCCATGTGCCATCTGATACAGAGAATTTCTTCGTCCGTAAGATGAAGAAGCGACTGAGCCATAATGACCGATTTATCACCATGCCCCGTCAAAGTAAGCCCCGTGTTATACTCGTAGGTATCATCAGGCTTACGAATATAGTTGTCGCACTTGCATAGGTCGTGGAGCATACCAATCAGGTAAGGACTCTGAGGACGCTTCCATTTGAGTTCCAGCCGTTCAGTGAGGGAAAGAAGCGTTTTGGTCACGGCAAAGCTATGGTCAAACAGTCCTCCGGGATAATTCCCGTGATACTTCGTAGAAGCAGGAGCGTCAAAGAAACCAATACTTTCAAGGTTTGCAATGAGCAGCGTTACCGTCTTTTTGTCAAAGACCTCTTTCATAATCTGGTAAAACAGCCGCACACGTCCGTTTTTATCCATGAATTAACCTCCATTTCTTTATTTTTGACATTTTCAGATATAACCATTGGAGAGTTTAGGCGTAAACCTTAACTCTCCGCAGGTCATCTTTCTCACCCTAACAAAGTGTCAAGGTCAAATCCACCTTTCTTTGCGGTATGCGCTGTCTCAGGCGAGTTTATTGCAGGAGCAGGCTTCGTCTCCTTCTTAGGCGCAGCGGTTTCTTCGTCAAAACCATCCGCAGGCTCCTTATCACCCAGCCGCACAAACTTGAGCATTTTCCCAGGGGTACGATTGCTTTCTACTTCCTCATGGTCAACCTCACAACGGATAAAATGCCCTACCAAATCTTCATGGTCGATTTCCGTAAGGGAAAAATCATTCAGTGCGGTCTTTGCAAAGTAGCTGAAAGCGTTCAAGCCACCCTGGTTCGGCTCCCCGTTAGAGTCCAGCAGAGAGAACCGTTCAACGTGTTTCTGCCCGGAAGCAAGCTGCATGGTAACTTCCATCTTGCCAAAATCCTCTTTATAGTTGACCTTGACAATCTGGAAAACATGAGTGCCTTTCGGGATAAGGGAAAACCCCTCACTCAAACCAATTTTTGCCATTGTAAATTCCTCCTTATAGTTTTCGTAATATATCCAGAGATTGTGCCTTTAAGGTATCAATCCGACTGGTATCGGGGTAGAGTTTTCGGAACAGGTGTTCCAGCATGGTAACAGCAATCGAATTGCCAGCCATCTTATAAATCTGTGTTTTGGAAATACCATTGGACGCAAGCACTTTATAATCACTGTCTGTAAATCCCATCAGTCTGAAATACTCTTTAGGTGTCAGCTTTCGGTATCTCCCGTTATCCTCTATTTTCACCTCACGTCCCCCCCCCACTAACGGTTTTCAGTGTTGGGGCAAGCCCTTCTGGTGAATAGATACGGTTCATCTGGTCATTACCGTAATGGTTCAAATCTGCCGCCTGAATGATTTTCATAGGCACAATTATCACTTTCGGGTCTTTGCAGTCTCTTGATAGGAGCGTGGGGCATATCCCCCCCCTGTCTGCAATATGACCAGGGTGTTTATCATTGTGAGAAATGACGCTTCGGGTCTTATCTTCTGAAAGATAAAATGCTTCTGGCACATCATCCTCCAACATATCAGCAAGGCAACGTGTGAGCTGAATAGGGTCAGGGAACTGGAAAGAACCATTGTCAATATCCTTACGGATTGATACGATAATTACCCGTTCCCGTGACTGAGGAATACCATAATCAGCAGCGTTCATTACTTTCCAGTAGCAGTTATAACCTGCTTCGTTCAGGGAGTTCAGAACAATATCGAAAATGCCTTTCATGCTTTTACTGGCCAGATTTTTCACGTTTTCTGCAATAGCCACTTTAGGTTTGCAGTGTTCGATAATCCTCAATGCGTCAAAGAACAATCCGCTTCGGGTCTTTTTCCCGTCCTCACCTACAAATCCCCGTTTCTTTCCAGCAATAGAAATGTCCTGGCAGGGAAAGCCGTATGTAATTAAGTCAACATCTGAGGGGAGAGTGGTTTCATCCACCTTTGTAATGTCCCACAGATTTTTACTTTCGGGGATATGGTGTATCAAAGAATATGCCTTACTTGCGTACTTATCTATCTCACAATAATTTATCAGTTCATACGGTACGCCAATGTTGAAAAGGGCTTTCTCAAAGGCTCCTATACCGCTGAATAAGCTGATATATTTGAGCAAAGGGTATTACCCCCTTCTCTTGTTATGAGAATGACGGCTTTCATAAATTCCGTAGCAGACTGCAACTCCGATAACCAGAGCCATTTCTACAAACAGAGTAGCCAGCACTCCCAGAACAAACGCATTTACATACATAATTACTTATCCTCCCGTTTCTTCGCTGTAAACCTATATTCAGGGTTTTCTGTCTCACTTACATACTTGCTGTAAACCCCATCTTTTTCCATAGCTTCTACATTGAACTCCTGTTTCTTCTTCATGGATACAGAAGTTACCCAGTTGTAAGAGCCACCCTCAATCGTCACGGTCTTGTCACCCGGTTTAAACTGTTTGACCGCAGCCGCCTTAATCAGTTCTTTCAGCTTTTTTAGCCGCTTCTCGTCATCTGCGATTGTGGCAGATACCGTTTCGATATGACTCATAAGGCTTTCTGCTTCTTTTACCAGAGCGTCCAAATCCGTGTCAGGAGAAAGGTTATTGTCTCGCAGCACTTTCAGAATATCAGCGTCAGCCTTTTCATCATACTTAGGGGACACGCCGCCCTCCACATGAGTTTTCCACCATTTCTTCACCTGCTCAATGGTCTTTTTCAGGGAAGGATAACGCTCAGACAGCTTGAAGGGACGAACAATCGTATTCTTTGTGCTACACTGATAATCTTCCGGGTGTTCATAATCCTTTTCCTCAAGGAAGGAACACACCATGATAACGTCATCTACCCCCAGAAGGTAAGCATAGAGAGCCGCCTGTAAAGCGTAATACTCAGGCACATCATCCAGCCAATCCTCACTGCGCTTCGTGGTTTTCATTTCCAGTACGGTAGTAGGCTTTCCGTCCTTATCTACCAGCAAATAGTCCCACATTCCACCAAAGATAGGCGTATCATGGAAGAAGTCACCCCAGGTCTTTTTGAAGTAATCCTTCCCGTACACATCTGTAGGGGAAATGAGGTTACTCATAAAATAGGACTTCTTCATAAAGTCAGCCTGTTTCGGTTCGATTGTCTTACCAGCCACAGTGTAAATGGTGTCCTCAAACGGTTCCTCATAGGTTCGGGTGATTGCACACCAGGCATTAAAAGGGGTAGTCCACTGGTTCAATCCCATAATCGCTGCAAACCGTGTACCCGTGATTTTCTTCGGCTTTTTCGGTGGGACAATCGTAATTGTCTTATCGTCATTCCATTTCATGGCTTATCCCTCCTTAAACGTACTCTCTCCACAGCTTTGAAAAAGTGCTTCTTCCATCTCCGCCCTTTTTGTTCAGCCGGGTAAATCCCGCCCGCAACATATTGTGTCTTGCTACACTTCGTCTCAGTTTTCTCATGGTCTTTTTCCTCCAATTCAACAGCTTTATTCAGATACCAGATTGCCTTTCTTATATCCTCAAACCCATTCTTGCGCTTGTGACGGTAGATATATTTGAGTGCATTGCAGATACAAAAACTCTTTACCGCTTCCGTACCCTGGGTTTCCAGCATAACGTCAATACACTCAAATCTACCTGTTTCGTAATGGGCAGGGTGATTTACATTGTCACCCATCCTTATTCCTCCGTACCGTAAGACTCAATCATTTCACCAAGGTTCTTGATAAGCTGTTCGCAAGCCGAACGGGTCACAACGGTAAAGCCCTGAGTTTTCATGGCAATCTGCTGAACAAAATCTTCCTGAGTCTCGTCCTTTTCCAAAAGTTCCTTACAAACCTTCTTGAGAGCCGCAATCTGCAAAGCGTCAGCGTTGCCCTCAGTATCGGTCAGATTTTCCTTTGCTGCCTTACGCTCAGTAGCGGTAGCTGGGGGCTTCTGCCTCTTCTCTTTCTTTGCAGTCTCAGGGTTTGGGGCGGGAATTTCTGCTTCCTCTGTTCCTTCGTCCTCTGCCCCCAGAGTTGCGTCAATGTCATCAGGTTCCGTAATATCAAGAACAGTCATCCAGAGATAGCGCCGCAGATATGTAACGGAAGAACCTAAAGCCTGCATGGGGTTTGTGACTTCTTTTCCCTGATTGCTGATAATCGGCTTTACCTCACGATAAGGAACCGTGAAGGACAGCGGGGGTTCATTCACATCATCCGTGTTGAACACATTCATTACTGCCTTATCATCCGTAAACTCAATGTTGGTAGTAAGACCGACACGGGCGAAAATGCGGATTGCCGGGGGTACAATGTCCTCCAATTCAAAATACTTGAACTCAAGGTGCATATTCTTACCAGACTTCTTGATTTTCTGATTGAGGAAGTACAGCCTTGCCTTTGCCAACTTCTGCCGTACATTCATTCCTTTATAGATATTTGCCATTTCAAATTCCTCCTTAACCATTGTTTCTGGGCTTAAAAATACTCTGAACAACAAGGAACAAAATCCATAGCCCTAAAGCCAGTTTCCATGAGAATACAAAGCCAAAACACAGGCTTAATATCCATACAATGAGTGCTGCCAGTCCAAAACTGAGGGCTTCAAGGACAATGAGTAAAAGTAAGAGAAGAAGCAGTTCCATCAGCCCATCCTCCTTACTCAACCACATACCAGTCATCAGCCAGCATATCAGTCTGAGAAGCAATCCAACCTGTAACGTAGGTACCGTCAGCAGCTTTCATATCAATGTGCGGATTGATAGTAACCGTATCCCGTTTCTCGTTCTGGTAGAATTTCTTGACTTCCTTGACCTTCATGTGGTCAGCAGGAACCGTATTACCAGGGCAAAGTACAAGAAACATTCCTTTGCCGTTCCAACCCCTACGGGCAACCTTCTTACCGTTCTTGAGAGCAGAAAGGGCGTAACCAAAGGAGTGAATTTTTTCTACCTTCGGCTCCTGCACAACCTCCCAGTCATTACAAAGTCCCCATGCCAAGGTGTAAGGAAATAAGTCAGCCGCAGGAATTTCTTCACCTTCCTCAAAGTGGTTAATAAGACAACCTTTGTTGTCCAGATACCAATAAGCATTTTTCCACTGCTTTAACTTGATTTTTGCTCCCTTTTCCATCATGGGTGCTACTTCTGTAAACTTCATAGTCTTATCCTCCTTAATCGAATAATGCTAAAGACTTCTTTTTGAGTGAGTTAATCCGTCTGGTATTTTTTCTGGGCGGCTTAATGCCCAAAAAGTCATTGATATACTTCTTTGCCAGTTTGACATACCACTTTCGGTCAACTACCTCTATGGAGAGATTGTTGTTATTGTCAATGGCACAATGCGTGGGAAGTCCAGCCACTTTAGCGTCTCTACCTGTAACAGCGTGGGTTTTATAGACTGTCCCTTTGCTTTTGTCTGATACCGCATAAACACGGTTCACCTTTTGAACAATTACTTTTCCCCGCCTACCAGGTGATAGCACTGAGAATACTTACCTCCCGCCTTTGCGATAAGCTGAAAATCCAGAATGTTCTCACTTGCCGCAATGGTTTCCTCCGGGGGAGTACCGTCAATGAAATACTGCTTTATCGCCCTTGCGACTACCACAGCATTATTGTTGATATTAAAGGCTCCCGCAGGAGCAATCCCCCGCACAAGCTGTCCACCTTTGACCTTCGGCTCCCCGCCGTCAGCCGGGACTTCCACATAGTTGTTTACGTCCTTCTGAACAATCTTGCGAATAAAATCTTCTTCCAGTTCAAAACCTGTTCTGTCCTGCCATTCCTGGGTGATTTCCTGATATTTCGCTTCATCCTCATGGTCAAAACTCACCATGATACCATCTGTGTTAAGCTGAATGATTTTCAAAGTAGAACACTCAGCAATCAGGTGTTCGGAAAGTTCCAAGAGGAAAAGCTGCCCAGAAATGCACACGGAACGTCCCATCAGGGGGTCATACAGGTCATTGAACGCTGTTCCGTCCTTACCGTTCAGCATGGCTCCGTATGTTGTATTAAGAACCAATTTCAAAGCGTTTGCAGTGGCTTTATCGCCTGCCTTTTTAGCGGCAACTCTTTCTTCCAGTGTGTCCTCAAACATCTTCGGAGACGGCATATTACGGCTGCAATAACCCATAAGGGTCATCAAGTGCGGATAGTAGCTTGCCACGTCTTTGTTGCGAATTGTGCGTGTTTCAGTGGCTTCCTCCACATAGGTAGGAATTGCGCCGTGAATACCACCATAAGCGATAGTGCAGGGGCAAACACCTACCATAATTTCCAGCTTGCTACTGAACAGTTCATCATTGGGTATGCGGTCATCTTTCATGCGGTCAAAGAAGTCAAACACCTCTTGAGGGATATACTGCCGTAACAGCTTTTCCGGGTATTGATAGTTCCTTTCGTCATTCCAGGGCTTTTCAGGCTTTTGCGCTTTCAGATAAACAGAAGTCAGTTTTGCATTGGTCATGTACATTGCCTGTCTATCTGTCAGGTTTCTCGTTTTACCCAGAGTGACTTTGTTTTTCAGATACGCTTGCCGCAGGTGATATAGCTTCTCAGTAGCGTCCACGTCATATTTGCAGTAGTAAATGGTTTCCTGCAATTCTTTCTCTGAGAGCCTATGAGTGATATTGAAGTCAACCTCAGTTTCCTCAATCGGTATTCCCAGGTGGGCTTCAATCGCTTTAAGAGACAACCCAACCTGGCAATCGTCCATAAGGTCAAAGCTGTCAAAGTATACTCTGTACTCTCTGAGAACGGGTATATCCCATCCGTTGACTTCCTCCACAATGATAAGGTCATTGATTTCCTTAATCTGTTCGGGAGTAAGCCCGCACATCACCCCTTTTAAAATGAAATTGTCATAGTGCTTGTTGTTAAATCCTCCCAGAAACGGGTTGCGCTCCATGAAAGCAACTACAGCGTCATTGTCATTATGGATAACTGTGTATTCCCCAGTGGCTATCTCTTTGAAAACGAACAGCCAATCGTGAACGAACACCTCACAGTCAAAGATAAAAATGTCATTTTCCATCATTCACCCTCCAATATCACGCAACCGCACTTACGATAACTCGTGCAGCGTTTCTTGAAGGATTTCTGCAATGACCGTATGTAGTCTACATAGTCGTATGCAATGGGTTGTTCCTTCTCGTCAAAGGTTCTGGCAATTCGTCCCACACTCTGGACTATGACTGCATAATCCTTTTGTGGCGTGGTCAGATAAAGCCTATCCAACCGGGGTATATCCAGCCCTTCTTTCGCCAAAGCATAAGTGGCAAACAGGTAATGCTTCTTTCCAGAGCGCATATCTTCAAGTGCCTGTTCCCGTTCTGCTTTCAGCTTTTTGGTAGTCATTTTCCCATCAATCACCGCCGCCCGAACTTTAAGTGCCAATGGCAAACTTTCATACAGGCTTCTCAGGTGGTCAACTCTGTCTGAGAGGATGAGGTTGTAATGGTCACAGTTTTCCAAAAGGTCATCCATGATAATCTCATTCCGTTCCTCATTCTCAGTCAGGTAAGTAATCATCTTCGGATAATTGATAGTGCCGTCACTGTTTAAAAAATCTGAACTGAGTTTTACCCCTGTCCCTTTCGGCTGCACATGAACTGTCATTATCTTTGACTTCACAGCTTCATCAGGAACGGTATAAACCACTTCCCCAAGCATTGCGTAGGTTGCCTTTATCAATCCGTCAGCCCTATGCACCGTAGCGGATAGCCCGTATTTGTGCCTTGCCCTGAGAGCGTTCAGAACTCTTGAGAACTGCGTGACCGCCGTGGGCGTTCCGCTTACTCTGTGACATTCATCCACGATAATACAGTCCCAGGTATCACGGTATTGTTCCAAATCCAGTTTGCACATGGTCTGTATCGTGGCAAACGTCATAGCCGCCCCGATATTGACTTTTCCCTCTGTAATGGTTCCCATGAGGTCAGGAGAGAAGTATTGTTCAGCCCTGTTTTTACTCTGGGTTAGAAGGTCTTTCGTATGGGTCAGCCAAAGCGTCCTCACACCTAAATCACTGGCAAGAGCAATTCCCATCTGCGTTTTTCCGCTTCCAGCGGGGGACTGCAAGATACCGTAATGATTTATCAGCATGGCTCCTACAGCTTCTTCCTGATAGTCGTATAACGGCACAGAGCCGCCATATTTGACGTTTCTTTTTTCAGGGAAGTATTTCATTACCTCCCCTTCCAAAAGCGGCAGGATAGCCCTCAGACAGCCGAAAGGAAGGATTATAGCGTTGCCCTCAATCTCATATAGAATGAGCGTCCTGGGCGTGTTTCCCAGCCACAAATTCATCCTTGCTTTCTTCTGATACTCTGGGTTCGGCATTTCCAGATTTTTCTTGCACCAGGCAACCAGTTCCGGGGAAGGGTCAGTGATTTTCAAACGGCTTCCGATTTCCGTTATCATTCAAATTCCTCCACCCACTGTTTGAAGGTCTTGAACTCTGGGAACTCTTTTTCAGTAATACTCCCTTCACCGTATAACTCCCGCAGGCAAAGTTCATCAAAATGTACCATGTAAATCTGCCCTGTATTCAGCCGCATAGCAAAGTAACAATGCTCATTCCCTGTAGCTTCCCAGCGGGTCATAGCCCCTTCCTGGTTCGCTTCAATACGAGACAGGGTGAAAATGTTATTGGCACAGTCCTTGCAGTCAATCAGTACGGGAATACCATTTTTGACCGCTATCACATCTGCGGGCTGCCCTGTCTGGTTCTGCGCCATATTGTGCGCCCACCATCCATGTTCAGCCAGAAGTCTACAGAGTTCTTCTTCAAACTGATTTCCTATTGTTTTGTTCACTCGCTTCATGTAGTACCTCCCCTACACCCCACAAGGGGGTGTAGATTAAAGAACCCTGATTTTGAAAGCGGGACGAACGCCAATAGAGTTAGAAGCGGCGCTGTAGTCCGCAAGGCCGCTGTCGTGGACATTGGCAAAGTAAGCAGCGGAGTCTCTACACTTATTCTGGAGCCAGTACCATTCCCAGCCACCATTCTTACCCTGAAATGCAATGCGGTTCCGTCTCTGCTTCATAGGCTTCCACTGCTGCACATACGGACTCTCGTACTCGCCATAGTAGTTCTCACCGAAAATCTCTTTTTCAGTTGGCAGACGGAGATAATCTCCATTTCCGAAAGGAACCATCATAGCCTTAATGTCGGCAGGGAAGCGGGCAATAATCTCAGTGTTCAGCTTCTTTCTGAGGTCACTGCCCTCATAACCGCCCTCATTGGTGTTCGTATCGTTCATGGAATACTCGTCAGCCAAGCAGTCCACCAGACAGAACAGCATACCGTCATTTTCCTGCTGTACCGCCATTGCCTGTACCTTTTCGCCGTCTGTCAGTTTGAACTTGATAATATCTCCAACCCGGAAAGTATCAACGTCAGACTTAATCATTCTTTTTACCTTCATGGTAATATCCTCCTTCAAATCTCTTGCCGTACTTCTTCAAGTACCATTCTTCAAATTCTTTCTGGTGTTCCTTGTCCTGGAAGTAGGCTTTAACCCTTTTCGCAAGCAGGGAACCCAAAGCACTTTCTTCCATTTTCGGAAACATTACTTCTCACCAACGAGGACAGAACCCTGTTCGTAACTGTCCAGAATATCGTTGGCAGTCTGGATGATTGAGTCGGCTTTTGCCCCGTTCCTCACCCCAGAAATGACAGAACTCATTTCCGTCTTGTCCGTGACAATGCCCCTCATGCGTAACTGGCTGATAAGCCAAACGTAAGAAAGACTGTGCTTCCTCAATCGTTCACGAATATTCTCACGTTCCTCCACGTCTCATGTACCTCCTTCCTTTGAGTATTCTTGTAAACAATAGTTGACAGAGAACTCCCCAAAGGTTATAATGAAGCTACCACACTCATAAACCATTGAGAACTCTCCGGGCAAAAAATATATCCCAGAGGGGCGTTATTCTTTTGCCTTTTTGTAAACAACTCTTGTTGACATACTCAGTATAATCCCGTAATTAGGGATTGTCAACCCCTAAATTTAAAAATTAGAGAAATATTTTGCCGTGGAGTCCTCAATTTAGGGAAAGGAGCTTTTAGCATGATATTCTCACAAAGATTGAAAGGACTTCTGAGCGAAACCAAAACCACATGGAAAGAAGTCAGCATGACCTTAGATATTGGTAAAAATCAGCAAAAATACTGGGAAGATAAGGATATTGCCCCTGACGGGAAAACACTATGTAAGTTGTGTGAATACTTCCATGTTACTTCGGATTATCTGTTAGGTCTGAGTGACAGCAAAACCCCACAAGGGGATAATCTCACGGAAGAAGAACGCCTTTTGCTGGAAGCCTACCGTTCAGCCAGCACCCAGGGACGCTTCCACATCATTCAGGTTTGCATGAATGAAAAAACAGCCGCACCCAAAGGGGAGGTAGTTGCCGGGTGATTGACTTAGCGGAATGGAGGAAGAACCATGTATGAGGATATAAAAACAGCCTGCCTTTACGTCAGATTTTCCAGCCATAATCAGACGGAACAATCCATTGAAGGGCAGACCAGAGTGTGCCAGGAATTTTGCCAGCGGCACAATATCAAGATTGTAGAAATTTATGCAGACAGAGCCACGTCTGCCAGCAAGAATACTGAGAAGCGTGTTTCCTTTCTCAAAATGATAAAGGACTCTGAGAAGGGACTGTTTGACGCAGTGGTGGTCTATAAATTAGACCGCTTCGCCCGTTCCCGGTATGACTCAGCCACCTATAAATACCGCCTGAAAAAGAACGGCGTACAGCTTATCTCAGCCACGGAAAACATAACCAATAGTCCAGAGGGTATTATCCTTGAGTCCGTTCTGGAAGGTATGGCTGAGTTCTATAGTGCCGAACTCTCCCAGAAAATCAATCGTGGTATGCGGGAGTCAGCCTATAAGCACAATTCCATAGGCGGTGCACTTCCCCTGGGATATAAGACAGTAGATAAGAAATTGGTCATAGATGAAAAGACCGCCCCTATTGTGCGGGAAGCCTTTACCATGTATGCAGAGGGTCATAGCGTTGCGGAAATTTGCAGGATATTCAATGCCAGAGGGTATAAGACCTCAAAGGGTACGGAGTTCGGTAAAAACTCATTTAGTAAGATTTTCCGTAATGAGCGGTATATCGGCACATACACTTACCATGACTACAGGGCAGAGGACGCTATACCTGCTATCATTGACCGTGATTTATGGGACAGAGTGCAGCTTCGCTTGAAGAAAGTAAAAAACTCTCCCGGCAGAAACAAAGCCAAGAGAGTTTATCTGTTATCGGGAAAACTATTCTGCGGTCACTGCGGAGAGTCAATGAACGGAAACTGCAACGGAAACAAGTATGCGTTCTATGAGTGCTATGGGAAGAAGTCAAAGTATAACGGCTGCCAAAAGAGAAACCTGCGAAAAGAATATATTGAAAGACTGGTAGCCCAGGACGCACTCTCTTTGCTCACAGACGAAAATATAGAACATCTTGCCACGGTTGCCTGTGAGAGAAACGACTATGAGATTGAGACTGGTTCACCCATCCCTGTTATCAAAGACAGAATACACCAAACTGAGGTCTCTATCAATAACCTCACCAAGGCGATTGAGACAGGAGCCACACCAGACGCACTTGTAAAACGCATGGTGGAACTGGAACGGGAAAAGAAAGACCTGTCTGCCCAACTGAAAAAGGAAGAAGAACTGGTTGTGCCGCTTGAGAAAGAGCAAGTCATATTCTGGCTTGAGAAGTTCAAAGACGGGGATATTGAAGATGAAGAATTTTGCAGACTGCTCATAGACCTCTTTGTAAACTCAGTGACCGCATGGGATGAAGATGACGATATGCTCAAGGTCACAATCGCCTATAATCTTACCTCTTTACCGACAAAAACGTACCGCCTTACAAAAGACGGTACGTTGTCGGATTTCGCTGATAATTCACCAGGTACGAAATCCTCCCCGAAGAAGCCGAGCAAATCCGCTTAATGTATGAGTTGTATGCAAAACCGCAAACATCTTATGGCGACATTGCCAGATACTTTTCTGAACACGGTATTTTTAAAAACGGGAAAGAGTGGTGCAGGACAAGGCTTGCAGACCATCTCAGAAATCCAATTTATGTAAAGGCAGATGAGGAGGTGTATGACTTTTACAAGAGGCAGGGAGTTGAAATCGTGAACGACAGAGCCGATTTTGTTGGTACAAATGGCTGTTATCTTTTTAGGGGACAGACTGGAAAAACATGCAAGTCGGATAATATGGAAGGTAATATTCTTGTTATTGCCCCGCATCAGGGTTTTATCAATTCGGATTTATGGCTGAAATGCAGAACAAAGTGTCTGAACAATGTGTCAATTCAGACAGGCAGAAAGGCTGTTCATAATTGGCTTGCTGGAAAAATCAAGTGTGGTAACTGTGGCTATGCTCTTTCACGGAAGATATTTAAGAACCAGAAAGCCTATTATCTCTGTTCTAACCGTTTAAATTTACAAGGCTGTGAAGGATGTGGAACTATCCGTGCCACTGAGTTTGAAAACCTAATTCTTCAGGAAATGTGCGACAAGCTGAAAGCGTTTCAGTCTCTGAACAGCAGTTCTGACAATGCCAAAATAAACCCGCAAAAAAAGGCAATTGAAATCGCACTTTCAAAAGTGGAAGAAGAAATTTCCGTGTTAATGGGTAAGCTCGTAACCGCCAATGAGGTTCTAACTGCCTACATAAACAAACGGGTTTTGGAACTGGACGGGCAGAAACGGGAGCTTCTCAAACAGCTTGCTAAGTGCCAGACAGCCGAACAAAACGTTGGCACCAACGATATTCAAAACTATTTAAGCAAATGGGAAAATCTTACGTTGGACGACAAACGGATGGTTGTGGATATGCTGATTCAGGTTGTCCATGCTACAGAAAAACACGTTGAAATCAAATGGAAATTCTGA